AATCGCAAAGGTAAATTGATAGTTTAACAATATGGTATATAACTGTGCTGTGACAATTCATGCAAAGAGTAGTAGGAATGAGTATGGAGAGGAGTCTTGGGGTGGTGGTCATACTACCAAGGCTAGGGTTGTAAGGGTAAGTACAAAAACAATAGGATCTACTAATGAAATGACTTTGGCAGATATTATAGTTCACTTGCCTATTGCCAAGGAAAGCTATGGCGTTGTTGGTAGTAAGGTTGTTTATGACTCTATTGATTATATGATAATGGAGGTTGTCAAGTCTAAGAATGAAGTTGGTCATATTAGAGATGTTAAATTGATATGTAAAAGAAATGGCTGATGTTAAAGTAGAATGGGAAAATGGAGTACCTGAAGGAGTAAAGAGATTTACTAAAACAGTCATTGACGCTTTAGTTTCTGCGTCAGAAGATGCTATCGAAATTATAGCGAACGAGTCGGAGAAGCAAGTTCCGTTACACAAGGGTACGCTAAGGGACTCGTGGGAGGTAACTCCATTAAGTAATGAAATAGGATTCATGATAGGGTTTCACACTCCATATGCTAGTAGATTACACGAACACCCTGAGTACAATTTTAGAAACGGTAGAAAAGGTAAGTTTTTAGAAGACCCTATTGAGCAGAATCTTGGAGATTATCAAGGTAAGTATATTGATAAATTAAGAAGCATACTAAAATGATAAATGTAGCTTTAGAAGTAGCAGAATATTTGGAGGATAACAGTATAGGTACAGTCGGTACTAATATTTTTGTTGATAGTTTACCAGAGGAAGACGGTACGATTGTAGCAGTTTATAATACAGGTGGTAGTAGTCCTGATATTGATTTGCCTATCCCATATCCTAGTTTTCAGGTTCTAGTTAGAGATGAACAGGCTTCTGTTGCATACGCTAAAATTAAGTCAGTAGTGGATCTTCTAGTTAATAAATACAATATCGTTTTAGTAAGTGGAGGAAATTACTACTACGCAATAAACATGAGGGGCGAGATACAGAATCTGGGGCAAGACGAGAGGAACAGAAAAGAATATACTGTTAATTTTTCATGTAGGGTAAGAGGGAGGTAAATATGTTAAAATATAGTGGTAAAGCATACAAAGAGTTGAGGTGTCCAAAATGTGGTGCTTTACTACTGGAGGAGTATATTTACAACGGTAGATTGCGTATTAAATGCAGTCGGTGTAAGGAGATAATTACCGTTGAGTTTAAGACTCCGTTAAGAAAAATAGTTATTTAATTTGAGTTATAAGGTTTATGGCTGACATAACTAATGTAAAACTTGGAGTATGTTCTGTATCCTTCAATGGTACTGACTTGGGTCATACCAAGGGTGGAGTCACGGTGACATATACACCAGAATACCACGATGTGACCGTTGATAAATACGGTAATACAATAGTGGACAAGAGGCTACTTGGTGAAAAACTTGTAGCAAGTGTTCCATTGGCAGAAGCAACTTTGGCTAATTTTCAGGTAGCAATCCCAGAGGGTACTACTGACGGTGATAAAATCACAATCGGTTCTAGTGCAGGGGATTCGTTGCTTGATAGCTCTGCCGAGTTGGTATTGCACCCCATTGAGAATGACGCAAGTAATCTTGATGATGATGTTGTCTTTCACAAGGCAGTCGTTACAAGTCCTGTTGAAGTTTCCTTCTCTAATGACGGGGAGAGGATTTTGAATGTAGAGTTCGAAGCATTGCTAGATGAGTCGCAAGAAGACGGAAGTTATCTTGGATTTATTGGTGATTCTACAAGCTAGTATTTAATTTGAGCATAGAAGGCTTTAAGCCTCGCTTAATATTATGAGTGATGTAAATATAGAAATAAGGGGACAGTCCTATCCGATAGAGTCTATCTCTATTGGTGGGCTTTTGGAGGTATTCAAAACTTTCAAAGATGTGCAAGAGAAGTTTAAGGACATTAAATTGTCTGACCTTCAGTCTAAAGACGATGAAAAAATCATGGCTATCATCATAAGGGTTCTTGGTGAGTCTGGTGATGAGGTTTTTAAGATATTGTCTGAGATATCTTCAATAGATGAGGGTGTCATTAGAAAGATGAGCATAGTTGAAACTGTCCGTTTAGTAAAAGCTCTTTTGAAAGTAAATGACTTTGATGTCATAAAAAAAGAATGGGGAGAGTTAACCCAAACCTTCGAAAGCATGAAGATAGTCGAGAAAGAGAAGGAGTAGGGTTCGCTTGGTATTATGGCGTCGTTGATACTTTGGCTTCTCAGTATTCGTGGACTTTGGAAGAGGTAAACAAAGTCAAATTAGATGAATGTTTGAATCTAATTGATAGAATATCTGAGAGGAAAAAGAACGAGGCTCTCCTAGAATTGGCGATTGTGTCTAATCCTCATACACAAAAGCCTGAACTATTATTCAACGAGTTGAGGGATAGTGGTAATTATAATCCTGATGACAAGCTAGACAGGGTTGCTATGGATAAGCTGAAGGGCAAATTGAAAAAATCTAACTTAATAAAAGTTAAAAATGGCTAGTATAGGAGATGTTGTAGCAAAAGTTACTGCAAATATAACAGATTTTTCTGCTAAGATGGCACAAGTCGTAAGAGAGAGTGCTGATTCGTCTAGTAAAGTGTCTAAGGTTTTTTCTGGGGTTGGAAAGGTTTTCACTACTGTTGGTAAAACAGCTTTGGCAGGTATTGGAGCAGTATCTACTGCAATAGTTGGTATTACTGGTGCGTCCTTAAAAGCGTATGCTGATTACGAACAGCTTACTGGTGGTGTTGTTAAACTGTTCGGAGATGCTTCAAAAGAAGTAATAGCTAATGCAGAGAAGGCATATAGAACAGCGGGAATGAGTGCAAATGATTATATGGAAACTGTGACTGGGTTTTCTGCTAGTCTTTTGCAGTCATTGGGAGGTGATACAGTAGAAGCTACAAGGCTCTCAGACCAAGCAATACAAGATATGTCAGACAATGCCAACATTTTTGGAACTGATATTCAAATGATTAAGAACGCATATCAGGGGTTCGCCAAGCAAAACTTTATGATGTTAGATAACTTAAAACTTGGTTATGGTGGAACAGCAGGGGAAATGGCTAGGCTTATAAATGATACAAAAGTCATGGGGGATACATTTGTAGCAACAGCAGAGAATGTTAAGGACATTGGTTTTGATAAATACATAGAGGCTATTCACAAGGTTCAGGAAGCTCAGAACATTACGGGTACAACTGCTATGGAGGCTTCTAAAACTATAACAGGATCAATAAATGCCATGAAAGGAGCTTGGAGTAATCTTCTTGTTGCGTTTGCTTCTAATAATACAGATGTAATAACAGGTGCAATCGACAACCTGTCCAGTTCTGTTGGTGATGTTTTCAGGAATATCTCGGAAATAGTGCCACAAATATTATCTGGTTTGTTAAAGGCTGTTGAAAATATATTCACAAGCATTGACTTCAATAGCATATGGCTTAAAGTTTACGAGCTGATTCCAAAAATAATTTCGTTGGCAAGGGATATTCTTGTAAGTCTTATTACAGCCTTCAAGGATAACTTGCCAGTCATTATTGATTCTGCCATGCTGATTATAGACACGCTAGTCAAAGCTCTTATAGAGCTGATGCCTCTAATACTTGAAACGGGAATTGAGATACTAATAGGGCTTATGCAGGGATTAACAGAAATGATGCCAGAGCTGATACCTCTAATGGTGGATATGATTATATTGATTGTTGATACAATCGTTGAGAACTTGCCTTTGATTATACAGGTAGGTTTAGAACTTATAATAGCTTTGTTGATGGGTATTATAGATGCGTTGCCTAGGTTGATAGGATACATGCCTGTTTTAATAGATAGCCTTGTTGAAGCCATTGTACAGTTGTTACCAATCATAATAATTCTTGGTACAAGAATAATCGTTGAACTTATTAAGGGTATTATAGTAGCCTTGCCTCAGTTGGTGGCAATGGTGCCTCAAATTATATTAGCAATAGCAGGTGCTTTGGCAGATGGGTTCCCTGCTATGATAGAAACAAGTAAGGAACTAATTGCAGGGCTGTGGGAGGGTATTAAAAACTCAGGTGAATGGATCAAAACAAAGTTGAAAACATGGGTTGGAGATGTTACCAAGTTCTTAAAAGGTTTGTTTGGTATAGCTTCTCCTTCAAAGTTAATGGAAGACGAGGTAGGTATGAATATAGGTTCTGGTATTGCAAGTGGTATTTTGAAAAGTATTAAGTTAGTAGAAGATGCTATGGGTAGCGTAGATAGTGCAGTTTCAATGGCAGTAAGTCCTACAATCAGTCCTAATATTGCAGGTGTTGGTGGAATAAACCCTATAAGTGTAAATGTTGATATGTCTGGAGCAAATATAAGCTCTCCTGAAATTGCACAAGAGTACGCAGAAAAAATTGGAGATGCAATTGTAGGTAAATTGAGAACCACAAGAAGAAGTTATGGCTAGTTATATATTAACAATAGATGGGGTAGATAGGACAAGGGCAATAGAGAACAGGTCTGTTGTTATTACTGACAGTTCTGGGTCTAGTGCTTCTACTTTGAGCTTTAGTATCAGCAATCGAGATGGTGAGGATATGCCAAGCTGTGACGATGAAGTCATAATAACTCAGGACGGAGAGAGGTTGTTTGGTGGTAG